CAGGGGCGAGTGCAGAAAACCACAGTTCATCTTGGCTTCCGCCAATCCTGCAAATGCCCATCCGCCGAGCCCGTTCCATGCACCGTCTTCGATCCCTTCATGGGTGCCGCCACCACCATCGTCGCGTGTGAGCAAGCCGGCCGGCTCGGGCGTGGCATCGAGCTATCGCCTCAGTATGTTGCGATAGCACTTGAGAGACTCGAAGGTATGGGGCTATGTCCATCCCTGCAAGCAGGCGGGTAAGTAGGCGATGTGCCGCGCAATGATCCTCCCAAAGAGCATCAGTTCAAGCCAGGCCAGTCGGGCAACCCTAAAGGTTACTCACGCAAACGCCGCATCACGGATGCACTACTTGATCTGATCGCTGAGCACAAAGCTGACAAGACACTGGCCAACGTCTGGCTGACGGCGGCACTCAAGGGCAATTTCCCATTCTTCCGCGAACTGCTCGACCGCACGGAAGGGCCAGTGAAGCAGATCATCGAGACGCATGATAGCGACGAAGCAAAGCCACGCATCGAAGTGCCCGACGTGGACATCCGATCCAAGGGACGAAAGCGTACTCGTAAGGCTAAAAAGGCGGGCTCGAACGGGGATGTTTCCGCGTGAGACCTTGATAAGCGGGCCGGCTGGCACGGGCAAGACGCTTCCGATTCTCACGTTCATCCACTGCCTCTGTTGTGATTATCCGTTACGCTGCCTGATCATGCGAGCGACCCGCAAGAGCCTGACCGAATCAGCGCTTGTGACCTACGAGGAAGAAGTGCTGGCGCAGGACGACATGGATTTCCTGCGGGCGGGCTGCGCCCGATCACACCGGCATGCCTACGAGTATCCCAGCGGTTCCTCGCTGGTGTGCCTCGGCCTCGACCACAATGAGGATCGCATCCTCTCCACGGCATGGGATGTCATCTTCGCCAACGAAGCAACCGCCGTGCGTCAAGAGGTCTGGGAAACGCTGGCCTCCCGGATGCGGCGACCTGGCCGCTCGCGGCGGTTCGGCTGGATGCTGGCTGACACCAACCCGGCAAGCCCTGATCACTGGTTCCTCAAGCGCGTTGAGGCGGGCACGACCGAGCACTGGGAAACAACCCATCGGGCCAATCCCCGCATGTTCGATGGGCAGGATTGGACCGAGGAAGGGCTCCAGTACCTCGATCAGCTCCACGGGCTCACCGGCCTCCGTCGCAAGCGGCTCTTACTGGGCCTTTGGGTCGCTGGCGAGGGCGTTTGGTTCGACTCGTTTGATCCCGAAGTACACGTCACGACGGACGCCGAATTCGATCAGGCGTTGCCGGTGCATTGCTCGATCGACTCGGGTGTACACACAGGCGCGGTCATGCTCCAGTACAGGGACACGTTGGAGGGGCCTTATGTCAACATATTCGCTGATTATTTCTCCGAGGGACAGTCTGCCGAATCCAGCGCCATGGCCATCCTGGAGCTTTTGCGCCTTCACTGCGGTGAGACCCGCAGGCGTGTCTCCACTGATTCGGCCGGGGGTGCGCGTAACCCTGTCGGCCCTTCCGTCATATCCGAGTACGAGCGTGTTGGCCTGCGAGGGACCAGCGGGATCGAGCAGTGGCCGAAATATCCGGGCTGCGTTACGGCTGGCCTTGCCACCGTCGAGGCACTGATCGGCGACACGCGGCGCGGCGGCGGGCTCAAGATCCATCCTCGTTGCAAGCACACGATCAACGCCTTCCAGTCATACACGCGGGCAAGACGTGCAAATCAGTGGATGGACTATCCGGAAGATCCGCAGCACCCGTTTGAAGACCTGATCGACTCGATCCGGGGCGTGTTGTCGCTGCTCTTGCCCGAGGGCAGGAAGCCAGCTCCCAAGATGCAACGCTTCAAGGCCGGTCGCATATTCTGATCTGTTTACCTTTCAAGGTTTACTCCCATGCCAGAGCAGCCAGCCGCTAACCCGGCCCCACCAGCGTCCGCGCAGCCCGTGCTTCACACGCCAGCTACTCATCCTGACCTCCAGAGGCCCCCCGCCGGTCCGCCTACGATCTACATGGAGCAGGCCACCTATCAGGCATGGGTAACAGAGCGCGAAGAATCAGCCCGTTTCAAGGCTGATGCCTTGAGGCAAATGGAAGCCAAGGAGGCCGAGAGGCTCGACGCACTTGCCAAGGCTGGCAAGTGGGAGGAATCGCACGAGGCGCTACGCAAGGAAGCCGAAAACGGCAAGCGGGAGTGGCAAAGCAAGTATGAGCAGCTAGATTCCCGCGTGCTTGCCAAGGTCCGTGACGCGACCATTGCCGAGGCGCTCAACGGCCGATCGTTCGCAGGTGATCCGGTCAAGACGGCGGCACTGGTCCGCAGGCTATTGGCCGACGAAATAGAGACGTCTCGTGATGCGCAGGGCAATGAGATCGTCTATGACCGCGTGACCCGCCGTCCAGCGGCCGACTACCTCAAGGAGCGACTTGAGAGCCCTGATTTCGCCATTTTCTTCACGGCGAACAATCGCGGCGGAGCGGGAACTGACGGAACCCGCTCCGCAGGCCCACCCACGCCACAACAACCCGGCTCGCTGGAATCCATCGCAGCCCGATACAAGCAGAACGCAGCGACCGGCTTCGGGCTCTCGCGCGTCTCGTAACACATCCTGATCAATCACTCCGTCGAGGCTAAATCATGCCGCTCTATGATCAGACTTTGCCTAATTCGCAATGGCTCAGCGTCAATGCTGGCGTCATCCCGGAAGACGTTTTTGGCGTTGCCATCAACTGGTTCGTCAACCGCACGCCGCTGATCTCGCGCCTGCCCAAACCGTCGGTGGGCTCGGCGTCGTTCAAGATCACCAACGACAACTATCGGCCCCGTTCGGTGCCGCTGGGCACCAGCGCGACCTCGGGCCAGGGCACGCTCCTGTTCACCGATTCGTCCAGCTTCACGCCGGGCGACGTGCTTCAGGCCGACAACGAACTGATGTTGGTCACGGCCAACAACACCGGCACCAACACGCTCACCGTCACCAACGCCTACGCAGGCACCACGGCGGCGGCTCATACCGCTCCCGTGCCCGTCTACCTGATCACCAACACCCGCACGGGCGCAGAAATCGACGTGACGGGCATCAGCCGTGTACCTACCGCCGTCACGCAGCTCTGTCAGACGGTTCAGCATGCCTATCAGGTGGGCGGCGCACTCCAGGCCGACACCAACTACTATGGCGGGTTCATCACGCCGCTCGAACGCGACCGGATGCTGGCCATGCAGCATGTGATGGACGACTTCGAGAGTGCCTGTTACTACGGCCGAGGCGTCCCGCTGGCGGCGGTCGGCACCAGGCCGCTCATGAAGGGCGTCCAGACGTTGCTTGTCACCAACAACACCTCGACGCCAGCCAATGCCACCGCGTACAAGCCGTCTGACCTCGTGCGGGACGCGATGCAGTCGGCTTTCCAGAGCGGCGGCAATCCCAGCCTCATGCTCATGAGCCCTGACTTCATGACCGGGATGGCAGTCTGGGGCCACGCGGCGCAGCGGCTCCAGGCCGGGGCGACCGTCTTCGGTACGCCGATCGACCTGTTCGAAGCACCGTTTTTGAGCGGTGTCTACATCATCCCCGCTCCGCTCCTGAGGCCGGGCACGGTCATCACCTTCACGATGCCCGAAGTGCGCATCAGGGTCAAGCGGAACATGATCGACAAGCCGCGCGGCAGCCGAGGCGATGCCTACGAGGGCGACATGATCATGGAAGGCGCAATGGAGGTAGACAACGAGGCTCATCACAGCTTTGTCACGGGCATCACCGGCTTCGCGGCTGCGTGACATGTGGATATGAAATACTGGCGTCTTTTCGATCATCCCACATATAAGGAATCAAGCATGGCCATTGAGACCAAGCCCCACGAGACACATCCCGCCGCAGCGGCGAAAGCCGTGAAGCACCCCATGACGGACAAGGCCAACGCGCTGCTGGAGAAGATCGCCAAGACCGATGAGAAGCATCGGGAGGAGGTCAAGAAGCTCCGCGAGGAAGCCTCTGACCTCTACGCCGAGGCGCAGGCCGAGAACCTGTCGCCGCACAACCAACTCCTGTTCAATAGCGTGCAAACCTCGGTGGATTCGGCCCTGAACTGCCTCGACCCCGATTGCCTGGCCACGGCACCTGAGAAGGCACCCGAGGCACCCAAGAAAGAGGAGAAATGACCACCACTTCAGAGTAAGCGAGGTTTTCTGGCAATCAGAGCTTCGACCTCGTGAGGTTCAAAAGAAGGGCGACGGAATTCGCAAGATTTTAATTCTTCGCCATTCCATCGGACGATCATCAAGCCGAATTTATATTTTGGTCCTCGGCCATGTTGACACTTACGGCAGATTGTTTCGTCAACAGACACACATCCACACTGGGCACAGTGCCCGCGTAAATCATCAATACCACGTCTCGTTTTCTTGCGAGATTGCCTCATTCCCATAGGATAGCAAATGAGCAAGGATAAATCCGCAGCTCCTTACGTGTTTCCGGGCATGAAGCCCTACTTCGATCAGGTGGCCACCGACCTGGGCCTCGACCCCCACCAGCTCGGCCGGGCTCAATCGGGCTGGCACGTCTCCCAGCTCCAGCAACTCCTGGGACAGCTCCCCCGGCTCGATCCTGACAATCAGCAGAAGATGCTGGCCGAGCATGTTTACCCGATCCTCGACAGCCTCGACGGGGCCAACGAGGCGGCGAAAGCGGCCGTGCAGGACGCGGTGGGCGGCTGCGGCATCGCCACGCCACGGCGCAAGCCAGCCGACAAGGAAAGGAAAAAATAGCTCGTGGCCATCACGGTAACACGCATCAAGACCGACATGATCGGCACACCGGCTGCGCCGGCCTCGATCGCGGCCAGCGCCACCAACACGAGCACGGCGCTGGACATGACGACGGGGGGCGTGGTCAACGCCTCGGTGGGGCTGACGCTGATCGCGGGGGCAACGGCTCCGACCTCGGCCGTGACGATCCGGTTCAGCTTCACGGAAGACGGCACCAACTACGTGCAGGACGGGGCCGACATCAGTTTGACGATGGCGAACGCCACGACCTATACCTACCGCTACGATCCGCCCGACTCTGCTCAGAAAACTCAGGTGGTAGTGATCAACGGCACGGGCAACGCGATCACGGCATGGTGTCAGGGCTCGACGCTGGCGGTGAGCTGACGTGGCTTACCCGACCCAGTACCGACTGAGACGCGGCTTGCCTCGCCTGCGGCGTAATCTTGCCCAGGCGGCGGGGCTGGTGGGCGCGTGGTCGTGGATGGAATGCCGTTCGCCGGGCATGGATCTGGTGGGGCAGGCTCACCTCGCGCAAGTCGGCGCGATTGGCTACGACGGGGCATTGGGCCTGAGCGTGGCTAATGCGGGTGCTGGCGCAAGCGTTGCAGCACCCCCCTATCTCCAGCTCAATTTTCCGCTCAGCATCATTTTATGCGGCTTCCAGAACAGCCTGCCAAGCAACAACGTCGATTATTTCGGCGTGGGTTTCAATGCGGCTCATACAACGCCGTTTGTCGCTTATACACTCGGCGCGAATTCCACGCACCAAAGCTATCATGCGCTTTTCAATACTGCTGGAACGCAACACGAGACCTCGACAGCCGGTATCAACATTGTTGCTAATTCCCCTGTATGGCTGGGATCACGGATGACCAGCGGCGCGCAGACCGTCTATTGCAACTCGGTACCATCAGCAACGACGCCAACCAGCTTTACTGGCTCGATCACCTATGGCACGAGTCCGCCGGTCGCGATTGGTGCCGAGGGTGGAGTAACACCATTTTTTACGTATGACTACGCATTGATCTACAACCGCGCACTGCCCGACCGGGAACTGCTCTGGCTCTGCAACCAGGGCCGCGACCTGTTCGCGCGGCGGCGCGACTGGGCCGGCTGGACCGCGGCACTGGGAAAGGCACAGAGCGGAGCTATCATCGTGGCAAGCATCACCGCCAATCCCGGCTCCATCAAG